GTTCGATATGAGCCAGCAGGCTGCGGCGGCTCACGCCTGACTGTTAGACTGTCTGATTCGCGCGTTGGCGGATTCCGTGGAATCGCAGGCCGGTAAAGGCGTGTCCTGAGCGCCCGGCCCGGAAGCCGCTGTTCGGCAGCGGCCCCGGAATCCAACCCGGACGTGCGAAGGGAGGTCTGTATGACCTTCGTGCTGTCAGTCGCACTTCTGATTTTACTCAGAGTGCGGCGGGTTAAGCTCGGACTCTTTATAGAGTTCTGATCTTGACACTGTGGGGCGGCTGGCGCTTGCGAAGTCGGTCGCCCCGCTGACAGCAAACAGTATATATGAACAGCGTTTCGATCCTTAACTGATCTCCACGTGGTACGCCGTCAGCGGGCGGTCTCCCTTGCCGTCCGGCCTGAGGCACCCCGTTGTCTGCCAATAGTAATTGACCGCTTCACGCGCACACGGGAACTGGCGCGCCTCAGCTGGATCGCAGGTTGTCACGAGGTGAACCCACGGCCTGCCGTCCGGATCGACGCCGCCGCGCGTCGGGTCGTATTCCTGAATAAATCTGCCGTCCAGTTTCGTGGCTACGTTGTCACACCGGGAAAGAATTCGGATCGTCATAGTGCGGAACCTCAATTTCGTATTCATCATCCGTAAGGCCGGTAACGCGCCCCGCTTTCAGATCCACGTTCAGCGGAATAATGCCTGTAATAAAACCATCGCCGCTTCTGACAATACCTTCCAGCCCCAGTGCCACCGCCGCGCCGTTGGGACTCACTAAAATAACTTCGCCATAACACCATTCGTCATTCGTGCCCAACTTTCGCACGCGGACCCGTTCGCCCTTTATCAGCCCGCGTGGTTGCGCCTGATGAGGCATTCAGTTTCGGTTCCGCCAATCGTTTGGCACGATGTCCTGCATTTCGTTTTTAACGGCGCTGTAGTCATCGGAGGTTGTACCGTCAGCCTGAATCCAGCCCGCGTGTTCCGCTTCCGGTATTTCCTTGAAACAGCAGAGGCAGATAATCAAAGCGCCGGGGTTGCGTTTCATGAAGGCTTGGCCGGACGGGGCCATCGCTACCTGGCGCGAGCAGCGGGAGCAGTTATGGGCATAGACCGTGCCGCGAGCAACAACGAGGGCATCAGCGGCGGGAGCGCAAACCAGTACTGGTGTTGTCATTGCTTTTGCTCCCGCCTGCACAGGGCCACATGCCGCCGCATTTCGCGGGTCCCCAGCGTAACCCCGCAGAGCCGGCAGGCCAGCAGCACTTTAGGCCGCCCGCTCGCTTTACGTCTCGCCGCTACCCGGCGCCTCCCGATCTCCGAATAAAGCTGACTTGTCGGTACTTCGCTCAGATCGTTTTGCATTTTTAACTCCCCCTCCGAATGCTTTCGTAATGCACGCTACGCAGGCGTACGGTTTGTAGTTCAGGGCCTCCAAAGGAATGACAGGTGCGAACCAGTCCGGCGGCTGCTCGCGCCCGCACACCGGACAGGTCATTCAGATTCCTCATAAGGCTTGTAATTCGGGTTGCCGATGTTTAAAGAGTTGGTGAGCTTGACCAGGGTACGAAACAGGTCGCGTTCGTCCTGTTTGCAGACCGTGCCCGCCGCGATCCCAAGCGCCATCATCAGCATGAGGTACTGATTCTTTGAGATCGTCAGCACGACGTTCTCACCCTGCTCGCGGTAACTCACAGCACCCCGGCCTCCCGCATCTCGCGCACTGTCGACTGGAAGCTAACCGTCGGTCTGGCCTGCGCCGGCGCGACCTGCTTCACAGCGCGCGCGCGGCGCGCTTTGCCCTTCTTGTCCCCCAGCCCGTAGGCGTTCGGGTCGAAGTAAGCGGTCAGCGGCGCGTCCCAGTTCTTGCGCCCGATATCGGTCGACAGAAACTGCTCCCACGCCCGCCGGCCATCCTTTGTCAGCATGAACCCCCTGCCCGGTTTATAGGCGATCCAGCCGCGCACGAGCATACTGCGAAATGGCCGCTGGTCGTAGTGCTGCGCATAGTCGATGCTCATGGCATAAGCGGGGCCCTGGTCGGCAAAAGTTTTCAGCATTGGATAGCCGCGATTGGACAGGCTTATCATGCCTGCACCTCGGCAGCTTTTCGTGCACGGCGGGCCAGTTGCGCCGCATGGCTCGCGGGGTCAACTGGCTTGGCTTTCCCGCGACTCACGGCTATGCGCCGGTTCATTTCCTTAACGCGCTCCTCGGGCGTCATCCGGCCCCAGTAGCTTTTTGACAGTTTTGATCTGGCTTCCTTCGGCATCCTGCGCATGCCGCCGGTCCCTGAGGCCTCCCGGAGCTTCCAGCGCCTGGCTATTTCCGCGCTGCGCTCTTCGGGAGTCATATTGCCCCAGAAATTATGGCCTCTGCCTGCGGCCCCGTTCTGCGCACCAGCCTCAATCCGCCGCGCCTCGGCAATTACCGCGCTTTCCTTTTTTTTCGGCCTGCCGACCGGTCTGTGCCCGTTGGGTACAATGCCGCCGCACTGCGCCAGCAGGGCCTCCAGTTTGGCTATCTCAGCGTCCATGCCCGCTACTGCTACCTCACGCATCCGGCGCAGCCCGGGCAACGCCTGCGCCAAACCGATTGCCGCAAATTCCGCTAAAAGTCTGTCCATGTCGTGTCGTTATTCCCTTTCTCAAACAGCCGCTTTCCTTTCAGCGACATTAAAAGCACAATATCACGTTTAAATGCATTAGAAAAGAGAAAAACCCCGGCAGGCCTATGGAGGAGCGCGCCGGGGTTTTTAAGGAATAAACGAACTCCGGGGATGACAAGTCGCCCGGTACCGTTATTGTTGCACGTCTGCTACTCGTGTTTGCCCATCATTTCGTAGACCTTGCCGGTCAGAAGTTTGATATCAGCGCGCATCTCGCGGATATCGTCACGGATACCGGATATCTGAAACAGGTTGATTACCAGCGAGGCCAGTACTGCTGTGATCGGCAGGCCCACGGCGATATAAAGTTGCATGTCCGTCATTTTGTCTCGCTCACTTTTGGCCCGCCTTCCACTCTTCCAGGCGCGCGATCTTCCCCTCGTGCGAGATCATGTATTGCACCAGCATGTCTACGTTTTTACCAATCGGGTCCAGCTTCGCGTCAATGTAGTACTTAAAAAATGCGATACCCAGCCCGAAAAGAGTCACCAGCAGGCCGGCCACCGATAAAACACCCTGATCTGTTGTCATTCGTTTATCCTCTGTTCCATTCTGTCACTGTAGCCCCTCAGAGCCATTCAGGCCTTCTGTCTGCGCGCCCAGTATATTCGCCACGCCCTGATGGCTCCAGAGGCCGCCGCGCCGCGTCCTGTGGCCTGCCTCGTTCAGTAACCGCGCGATGGCAGGCAGTGACTCGCCCGCTTTGCGGTACGCCTTCGCCAGATTGAGCAATGCCTGCTCTGCCGGGTCAGGTGTTAGCAGGTGGCGGACGCCCTGCTTTCGGTCCTCTGCCGTGCGCCTGGGCGCCTTGTAGCCGTAAAGGGCCGTTCCAACCCGAAAGCCCTTTTCCTTGATATGGCCCAGGGCGTCCCGGGTTCGCTCCCCGATTGCTTCCCGTTCCCACTGGCTAACCGTCATCATGATACTGATCACCATGCGGCCTGAGGCTGTGGAAGTGTTGAGCGCGTCCGCGACCGACACCAGCGACACTTTGCGCTTGTCAAACAAGTCGAGAAGCGTCCACAGATCGCGTACAGAGCGCGTGAGACGGTCCAATTTAGCCACGATGACCATAGACACCTCGCGGGCTTCAATCAGTCCTACAAGGCGCTGCAGGCCGTCCCGTTCCATGCAGGAACCAGAGCCCACCTCGGATATCACCTCCACGTCAGGCAAATCCAGCACTCCGGCCTGCTGCCGGATCTTAACGGCCTGCGCATCCAGCGATACACCGTTCGTGCCCTGTTCGTTGGTCGAAACGCGGGCGTAGCCGAAGGTTTTCATTGCGCGGGGCGCTCCCGTTCCAGTTTTTCTATGCGTTCCCGTAATTTATTGACTTCGGTCGAGAGCCCGCTTAGAGAATTGTCGGATTGCTCATGCCAGCGTGATTGACGCGCCAGCAATTCCATAGTGGTGTTGGTGTTGCTGTCCACTCGCTTTAAGCGGCGGTCTATTTCGTCGATACGCCAGGTCAGCCGCTCCTCCACTCCTTTCAGTTCGCTGTGAGTGGTAGCGGTCTCACCTGCGATCAGCGCTGCAATCCGTTCCTCCATTGCCCGTAAATACTCTTTTGTTTCGTTGTCCATGTCGTTTGTCCCTTTTCCTTATTCCGCTTCTCTGCGCGCCACGCGGCACGCGCCGCACGCGCATAACCACGCGCGCCCGTTGGCCCTGTCGAGATCCTGATGGGCACTGGCCACGCGTGAATACCACCGGCCCTGCAGAATCGCCGGCAAAGGCTCTGCGACGTGAGAATTATCGGCGGTGGAAGGCCCCCATGTAACACGCGTGGACGGTGCCGCAGCGTCCGGCATAAGCCGGTCACTTCCCTTATCCCGTGTTGGACCGCCAGTAACAGATTGCACTTCCTCCACGGCAACCGACGCGGCGCCGCCGTGGTGTTTGATGTGCGACGGCGAAAACGACCGCATCCGCTCGGTAGCCCGCCGGCGTTCCTCCGGCGTGTATCTCTGCCACCTGGTAGCGGCTTCTGAGCTGCGCGCGTCGAAGTTCAGTTTGTCCCATTTGCTGCGCGCGGCTTTAATCCGCGCCGCGCGTACTTCCTCGGGTGTTTTACGCGGTCTCGGCATTATTGCTTTGTCTCCAGGCGTTCGATACGCTGCTCATGTATTTCCGCGATTCGTGCGAGTCCCCGTATATTCTCCGCGTCCTTTTCCGAGTTTTTACTCAGCCGGCGAATGCCGCGATTGTGTTTCGTGGCCAGCTTCTGCAGATCGAGAATATCCCGGTGCGCCAATTCCAGGTTCATAGTCAGCGCCTCCAGCCGTTCGTCTATCGTCATTTACCGGCCCTCCTTTTTTCCGTTCGAGTGCTCCCGCGTGATTGCCCGGATCAACCCGTCAAGATTCGCCTCCAGGCGTTTCATGCGTTCGTCCGATGACGTGATATAGCGGGAGGCGGAAGCGGCCAGACCTTCAATGGCCGCTTCCGTGCGCAGGTGAGCCGCTTTCAGTTCGTCGCGCGCCGCCGTCATCTGGTCGTGTGACTTCCCGACGATTTCGGCCAGCGCATTGATATTGCGATCCGTTCTGGTTTGCGCCTCGATAAGGCCGGCGAACATGGCTTTGATTTCGGGGTCCATTTATGCTTCCACCTCCTCGGCTTCCTCTTCGGCCTTTTCCACGTCTTCGATGAAATGCTCCGCGATTTCGTGCCAGTCGACCTCTCCCAGCGCCGCGTTGAGCAGGTCGGTGAAAAGTGAGGCTCCATCCCCGATTGGATTCATTTCTTCGATCCAGTTTTCCAGCGCCTGGGAAAGATCCAATACCGCGCGTTCCTCGCGGGTAAAGTTCCGATCCGCTTCGGCGCCGTCCCAGGCATCCTGCGCCATTTCGCAGCGCTGGGAATACGAGCCCTGGTCGTTATCGATCCAGAGCGCTACATTCCACGTTTCGTAATTCGCCCAGCCGTTGTATTTTTTGTCGTTTGCCATGTTCGTCTCTTCCTCTTCAGTACCGGATTAACCGGTATACGCCAGCCGTCTGGCGTTTCGGAGTTATGCCGCTATCTTTTCCCGTACCTCCGAGAGCACACTGTCGGACGGGGCGCCGAGTTGCCACGCTACGCCGTCATAAGAGCTCTCCGCATGCCTGAACGCGCGTACGCAGCATTCGGCAAAGGTAGGCATTCCCGTTACAGCGGACATATGAACGCGGCCCGGGCCTGCAATCTCGTATCCCCAGTTTCCGTGCCTGAACTGGCAGACAAGGACCGTTCCGTTTGCGCAGCCGATTACGCATTGCTGGTAATTTTCGACCTGCGTCACAGCTGCTTTAATCTGCTCCTCCACCATGGGGCGCAGTTTGGCTTTCGCTGTGGCCAGACTGCCGGCGTATACCGATGCGTTCATGCCTGCGACATAGGCGAACCCAGTTTCGTCGTTCGTCCTTCGCACTTCAAAGGCGATATTTAATTTCGTTTCGTTTGTCATGTTCGTTCGTTTCCCTTATCGTTTGTTTCCGTTCTACTTAATCCGCCGCATCGGTGTGATATTGGCGTCCGGCTGGAAATACCCGCTGTCAACGCGTTTCTGAAACGTGCTGACCAACTCCGCCTGAGCTGCCTCCAGCGTCGTATCCATGCGGATCTTTCCCAACGATCCGCCGCAATCCGAAGCCTTATACCAGGCTCCAACTCCGTCTGTATAAAGGTCTACCCAATGTTTGCCGCTTTTGGATTCCCAACGCGCTATCGGGTCTAATGTGAATGTCGCTGTCTGCATTTCGTTCGTTCCTTCTCCCTACATACTGTTATACGCTTTAGTGCATATGTACGTCACTGTTTATTTAACAGGTAGGTTATAGTACTGGCGCAAGCTATTGATTTCACGTGAAACATTGGACAAAATGAGCGCATGGCTGGCTCTGTCGAAACTGTTTCTTCCCTTAAACGCCTCGATTTCCTCTTGCCCGCTGAAGAGAAAGCAATCTGGGATTCCATCTACGCCGGCCTGTCAGTGAAACAAACAGCCGTTAAACTCGGCTTCACCTTCGCCACTCTCGAAGCATGGTTCTACGATCCAAAGCGCTTACCATTGCTTAATCGTGCAAGAGCCAGCCTCGCTTCCCAGATGGCCCACGAAACTATTGCCATTGCGGACTCCGGACACGGGATTCCAGCGTTGAATGGCCGCGAGACCGCGAATTCCACGGCGCCAGAAACATTTCCCGACGCAGCGCGCGACAAACTGCGCATTCAGGCAAGGCAATGGCTTGCAAGTAAATGGGACAAAGACACTTACGCGTCAACACCGCAAACCGTGGTCAACATTGACGCGAAGTCACTACATATAGATAGTCTCCGACGTAGTTCGCAGGATCTGCAAACAACCGCACGGTTGAATGAAGGCGCATTCCTGCCGCCGGTGCAAGTAACTGATTCTACGGCACTTCTAAACGCAGGGCCGGCTGTAATTAGCCCCCCGGCATCCCCTTCCACCACGCCGTCTGGCGACGGCGGCACTCCTTCTCGTGGCAAAGCGTCGCAGAGAAATGCGTCTACTACAGACGACGTATCTGAGACCGCAGAAGGTGCTGACTAAGGGCAGGGGGTTAACTGTAAGGGAAGGTTTACGAGGCCCCGCGTCATATGACGCGGTAGGCAGGGGAACTGGGCCAGGGGAATCTTCTGTTACAGAAGAAGTGGAAAAAAAAAAAAAAAAAAAAATACAAAAGCAAGAGGCTTTAACTAATACAGAGTATGTAACTGTCTTGATTTCCTGGTGTTGAATGAAACGGGTTCAATTGGGGAGGGGGGGGCTTACCGCCCCCCCCCTCTGTACCACCGTGAAAGAAACTCTGTAACAGAACACACTTCTACTAAAGAGGGGACTCGAAAACAGTCCCGAATGTGGTTCGACTTGAACTACCGGATCCCGGCGGCTAAACGGGCCGCCGTCCCCCGGCTAACGCGCTCAAGTCAGGCCAGTGTTAGTCGAGCTAACACCGCTGTATGCTGCAACCGGTACCGCCTTGGAGGTTATCCCAGAGTATGGGAACTTATCCAACCGAACCCGTAACCCTTGCGGGGTTTCAATTAAGTCATTGCAGGCCAGCACACGGCCTTTCGGGGACGCGCCGCGCTCCGGACGCTGGGGCACTGGGCCATCACGCCGGGTCGCGGAATTCATACAAACAAGCCGTCTTTCATAATCACCTTGCACTTGCCGGCTGGACCCTTCATCGGCCCTGTGCCACGAAGCGCTCTGTTGCGTGCGCTCCATGCCGGGGTTTCCAGAACATAGTCATGACCAATATGCGATTCGGCTCGCATTGGATGGACAGAGTGGCTACTCTTCGGATTACGGGCTTTACGGCGACGTGATCTACGGCTCATAGACCGACTTACCACTTCATTGACCGCTTGCGGCGGCCAAACTTTTCTCGCGCGCGGCCTTCAAATGCCGGCTTCGAGCCGGTCGCGCGGCGAAACATTCTTCGTGCCACGAGCGCCGAGACTCCCATTCCCAGATCATTATGTTGCCGGCGTAAATTGGCGCCTTGCACAAATGACAGGGGGCGAACCAGCGGGCCTTCAACCGCTGCGCCGTTTTCGGAATGTTGCAGAGCGCGGGCGGGAAGGCTGAAGTGCGGATCGAATCGGTCTCGGGCGAGATCACAGGCACGTTCCTTTATGTTGTAAGGTGAAACGCGGCAGGATGCAAGCGAAATCTTTCAGGGTAACCATAAAGGAATGAATAAGTTATCCTTCAGGCCGCTGGGTTCCACTCAGGCCTCTTGTATGGCCTGAAAATAGTTTGTAAGATTTATGAACGGAACCGAAAGGGAGAAACGAACTTTGGACACATCGGTAATCACGACTCTCATCAGCACCGGCGGGGCGGTCATTGTCGGCCTGGGCGGGATGTGGATCTCAACCAATCAGATCGGAAAGCGCATCGATTCACTGGAGCGGTCTTTCGAAAAGCGGATGGATTCGCTGGAGCGCCGCTTCGAGCGGCTGGAAGACGAATTCCGGACTTTCAAAGAACTGGTCACCGGCAAACTCACCGCGCTGGACTCGGACATCGCGAAACTGATGGATGGGCGGGGATGATGATCGAACCACCCACGGCGGATTGGGTGGCGCGGCTGCACCTCGAAATGGCCGCTGCTACCGAACTGGTATGGAAAATCCAGAACGCGCTCACCGAGGCCGGCGACCTTACGCCGGAAATCGTGGATCTTGCCCGCAGGCTGGAGTACCGGGCAGGCGTCGTGCGGGGGTTCGTTGCGCGCTGGGAAGGGTTGAAGGCGGCAACGCGGGAAGGACTAAAGCCAGGTGAGTGACAAATTTGACATACTGCATTGATTGCCGGCGACTTACCGAGGAACTGGAGCAGGCGAATGCGGCGCTGAAGGACATCAGTAATGCTGCAATTGGATACGGGGAAATTGTTCCGTTTCTTATCCAACGAATGCTGGAACTGCACGCCGAAGCCATTGCAGCCGCGAAGGACGAGACGTTGAGTTTTGAGAGCGCGGCGCAGAGAATTGCGGGGCTCAGTGAAGAACTGAAACGGGCGCGTAAATGGATACTGGACACGGAGAATGAAGAGGCTTCGGTGTGCCCTGAAGATGTAGGATTTGTTGAGTTTATTCATACGTTGCAGGCAGAATTGAAGCAGACGAAGGCAGACCACGACACCCTTCGGACTCTTTCCAATGTGACCCTTAAAGGTGAATTAGAGGCCTTGGCCGAACTCCGCGAATCCGAAGCACAACTAGCCGAGGCTCGCCGCCAGCATAGCGTGCTCTTGATTTCATGGGAAAAATTGAAAGCTACTCGGAACGCACAGGCAGTTCAGTTGGCCGAGTCCCGCAGCCGCATAACAGAACTCGAAGAAGCTCTCCGCAAGGCTGATGAGCGTGACAGTCCTGTCGGGCTGATGCTTCAGTTGGCCGAGGCGCTGAAGGCGCTAGAAGAAATACGTGATGGAAAGCCAGGTTTCCCTAGTTGGCTTGCTGACGTTGCTCTCTCCCGCCTCGCCCCCGACCACGCCAACAAGCTGGCGGAAGCGGTGCGGGAAGTTATATCCAGCGAACGTGAATGGGATCGTCTTACAGCAATTCCTGAAGCGATGGCTCTTGACATCTTTAAAGCCCATGATAAATGGAAAAACGCAACGCGGGCGCTCGCCGCGCTGTGGGGGAGTCGATTGCCATGAAAAAACAAAAACCGGTATTCAGAGACGGGATGGTGCACGTGCGCAGGGCAATGTGCGACACCTGCATCTTCCGCCCGGGGAATCTGATGGACCTTGAGCCGGGGCGCGTGGAGTGGTTGGTGAAGGGAGCGACCGAGGCCGAGTCGTGCATTCCGTGCCACAAGACGACATACGGCGAGGACCCGCGCGGCGAAGCGGTCTGTCGTGGATTTTACGAGAAGCACGCGACAGTGCCGCTGCGGCTGGCGGCGACCATGGGGAAGGTTCGCTTTCAGTGACCCTGCCACCTGGAACCCGCGTTGAAAAGATCAACTCGGAACCAGACGACACTCACCAGGACGGAGCGCCGGCCACCGTGCTGCGCCGGTTTCCGGAAGACCCGGTAAATGATATGGGCCGCGAGTTCGGCTATTTCGTCCACTGGGACGACTTGCCGGATCTTCAGGTATTCATCGCCGCGCACCGTATCCGCCCGCTGAGGATTTAAACTAAGGTACGGCTCCGGCGTCAGCCGTAACAGTAAAGCCGAGGGTTGGGCGATTAATGGATCGGTGAGCCCGGAGCCTGGATATCACCAGTTTGTGTATTCTTTGGCCGGATCTCCACCGGGTCGCCGGCGACCGGTTGCGGCGTGACGGAACCAGCCTTCCGGCTCACTCTGTTCAGCCGGATTCCATTCGTTAAACGCGCACACGGCGCGTTCCGGCGTCTCGAATCACCAGCCGTCCGTGTACCAGTCGGCGCCCACCGGTCCAATCGTCAAAAGCGTATTGAACATGCGCCGCATCACCACAACTTCGCGCCCGTTTCCGGTGAGGCCATACGCCACCGCGAAGCCGCCGAAACGCGCGTCCGCCTCAGGATTATTCGTGCTCTTCAATCGGTTGCTTCCTCAAAGCCAAGCGAGGCCACCTCATCCGCTTTTAAACCGTGAAGAGCGATGTAGTGGCGCGGGACTTTCCACGTCCGGTCCCCCACCGTTACTTTCGTGTCGGGACCCAGCATCTGGATGTGCCGCTCCACGAGGGCCTTCATTTCCGGGGAAGTGTAGTGCAGCGGCTGGCCGCAGCGGCACAGTTCCTCGCTCATGGTTCAATCACTTCGATCTCTTCGCGCACGCTGAAGCGGCAGAGGGTGATTTTGTTTTTGGTTTCCCGCGCGATGCGCCGTGCCATGGCACGCAGCGAATCCACCCTCTCTTTATCCGCGCACACCATAGGGAGCATCATCCCATCCGGCAGGGTAAAAGCCGGCACTCCCTCCCCGTCCGCGTCCTTCGCGATGAATACGAACACTTCATCGATGCGCAGTTGCGTCTTCGGCTTTGAAATATCCTTAAATCCGCTGCTCATACCATTTCCAGTGCATTACCTTTAACGGGGCAACACGATCACACGCTCATTCGGCGCGTCCATACACAGGCGCCTTATTTCCGCGTCGAGCCTGCGCTCGCGTTCGCGGCGCAACTCAGGCCGGACCATCTCCGCAATGCGGCGCCACCACCCAATCGGACGAAACACGATCATTTTGCAGCCTCCTTCCAGTCCGGTTGATCGGCGCGCGCGGCGCCGGTTCGTTCCTCAACCAGGCGAACCGCCGCTTCGTGCCCGCTCTCAGCGGCGATCCAGTCGGAGTAACGCCGCTGGTAGCCGACAAGTTCCTGGTCGGCGGCTTCCTCCAGCGGGCGTATACGCCGGAACAGGTCGTCCAGCGACTCATTCGGCCTGCGTTCCGCAGCCGTCAGAAAAATCATCGTTTCAAAAAGGATCGGCGGGCCGCCGTCACCGAGCTGGTGGTCGAGTCCGAGAAAGACGGTCGACACCCGCCACTCCCCGACGGTCGTAGACAGGACGACGCGATCCGCGTTCTGCATCCAGCGGCCCCATTCGAAGAGATCTTCGCAGGGAACCGGGGTTTGTCCGATCAGGATGTAGCGCCCGTTCATTAGGTCTCAGTTCACGGCCTTTTCCGCCGGCTGGCCAAAGAAGTTCGTAAAGTTGCCGTCAAAGCCGGTCATGCCGTCAGTGTTATCAGCAAGGGCTATATAGGTTCGCCAATTAACCGGACGCCGCTCGCCAGCCGCTCGTATTCCTGGCGAATTATGCGCTTGATGATTGGCGATTCCATGCTCACCACGACAGCCTCTTTTTTTCCATCAGGCCGTGCTCCTGACACTCCCGAACCGACCATTTCATCCGCCGCCGATACTCGTAATTTTCCTCGCTCAGAAAACCCCACCACACATCCGACAGCATTATCACGGCTTCGATACCGCCGGCCTTAATGCGGTCCTTGATGATTTCCGAAAGCAGGTATTTGGCGCGCGCATTGTTGGTTACAGCGCCGGGAACCGGGATAAACTCCATCGTGCCGTCCGCACGCACCAGATGAAACAGCATTGGAACATCACCGTCGCAGCGAAGCATTTTAACGCCGTAGTGCAGCACAGTGTCGGCTATGGTTTTCAGTTCTTCGATTGTCATGCCGGGAGCCACTTTTCAAAGCGGGCGCGCGCCCGGTCCAGATGTTCGATGCCGCCTTTTTCCAGCCGCGCCAGTGCTAACAGATTCGGCAACCCGGTTTCAATCGACTCCAGCACTTCGGACCGCGTGGTCCGGCGACCCTCGGCGTACCAGTCCACCGATTCCGGTTCACCCATCATAATGAGCACGCCGAAGCCGTTTTCGACTTTGAAAATCTCGTATCCGCGCGTATGCCAGAGCATCGTCACGCCGGGATTTCGCCTGAGACCAAAGCCCGCCATCTCGCCAGCACCTTCAGGGAGGTTATCTTCGCGGCGCACCATGCGTGGATTGCTCATAAACGGGCAATTCACCGCGCTCCACTCGGCGCACTCCCGGTGGCACGGCGGCTCACTCGACGTGCGGTTGATGCCGCACATAGGGCCGGCGACGAAGGTCATATGAACGCCCAGTTTGCCGCCGCACACCCAACACAACTTTTCTTTGATGGCGCGAACGAATTTCTCCGGGTCCATCGCGCGGAATTCCGGTTTTCCGTCCACCCACTGTACGAACCAGGGAACGACGTAACCCCTTTCATCGACTGGTAAATCGGCCATTCTTTTCGGCAGTGGCGTCATCATCGTCTCCCCAGCGGCGAAGTTCGCTCTTCGAGGCGAACAATGCGCTGCTCGTGGTCGTCCAGTTTCTGTTCAATGCGGTCGAGACGTTTGATGATCTCGTCGAGCCGCCTGTGGATGTCGTCAAAGCGTTTATTCTGCGACCATGACGCCACCCAGATCGCGCCCACGAACGTGGACATCAGCGGCAGTGTGACCTGGAAGAACGGCAGAATGGCTGGATTCATTATTCGCCCGCCTGCGCCCGCAGCCATGCCCACGGGATGCGAATAGCGCGACCGTATCTCGTGGAAGGGATCGCCCCGGCGGCCACCAACTTTCGCACGGTTTGCGTCGAAACTCTGAGGAATTCCGCTGTATCGCTTATGCTGGCAAACGCAGAAGTTACCGGCCTTATATCAACCGTAGTATCCGACGCTGTTTCCATATCAGTGATACTATCACGCTATGCCGTTATTTGAAGTTGCGATCATTCGCAAACCGACCAAAAAAGAGATCGACGAGGGCACCGCCGACGAAGAGCTTATTCTTGGCCCCATCGCAGTCGTGGCTCGCAATACCAACGCTGCTGTGATTGCTGCCATATCGAAGAATGGTTCCGGTAAGACTCTCGACCCCAATCGGTGTGAGGTGATCGTTCGTTCTTTTACGTAGCCGGTTCTGCCTATGAGCAGCAACCGGCGAATTACAATTCAGCGCAGGCGCTCTACGGCGGACTGCAAAATATGAACTATCAGGCGGCAACTTCCAACACGATGAAGACCATCACCGGCGCCGATCTTGTTCCGCTGCTGAAACTGGCCAGGGCGGTTTAAACCACCTGCAACCGGCTGACGAGTTTCCGCGACCACGAATTCCCGGCGGCAGTCCCGTAAAGCGCCGTCGAAGAGTCGGACGCCAGCGTCAAAATAAAGCTGTCTCCCACGTCAGGGGAACGCAAACCCCGTTTCTTCATGTCCTCTTTGGATTCGATTCGCAGTTTGCCGGTTTTCTCCTGGAACCCGTAACGGATCGTCGTAAGCTCGCCGATCAACCGGTCGTCCGAGGGAATCAGGCAGTCCCGCTTTTCGAACCACGACTTGGCTTTGAACCAGAGTTCCGCCCGCAGATTCATAAAGGTATTCCCGACTGCGGGAGATTCCGAGACATTGATGCCGCGCGCCGGCAGGCCGAGTTGCGCGAGCCGGTCGCAGGCCCCGGCGCCGAGACCAATTGAGTCCACAAGGATTTCCACGGGGCGCCGCTCGCTGGGCGTGGTTTCCCATTCCGCCATCACGAGGCCCACTGTCTGCATCAGATCTTTGCCGTGCCAGGTGCGAACTGGTTCGGTTACCGAATTTCCCTTACGTTTGCATAATGCCGAACAGTCGCTGCCGAAGCGGGCGATGTCGAGACCCCATACAATGCTCGCGAACTGGGAAGGCGCCACATCCCGCGACACGGCGGTTTGCACCAGTTCAATCGGTATAACGGTGTCCTCGTCCACCCGGGGGAATTCCCCGAGAATGCGGACCCGGAAGTAATTGGAATCCTCGCCGTAGGACTCCAGCGCATCCTTAATATAGTCGCGCGACACGCGCGGCGAATCGACACCCGAGACGTGCATCGTGTACCAGCGGGCTTTGTTCTTGTGGTGGGTGTCGTAAAAGAAGCCGGAGGTGCGAACCGGATTGCCCAGCAAAACCGTCTGCGCGCTGTGTCCCGCCATGGAACTGGATGCGGCTTCGAAGACCTGCTCGGGAATGCCGGAGGCCTCGTCAGCGATTAAGAGGACGAAGTCGGAGTGCTTGCCGGCCAGCGCCTCCGGCGCCTCGGGTCGCGAGGTGCCGGCGGTGAGAAAGCAGTCCTGCGGCACCGACGCCAGTTCAATGGAACTGGATTTGATATTCAGCAATTCCTTCAGTTGCGGCGGCAGTTCGTTAATCCAGTGCACGATCTCGCTGAAAAGCGCGTCGAACAACTGGGTGGCCGACTGCGAAGTGATCGCAACTTTACAGCGGTAGCGGCACAGCAAAAACCAGATCGAAGCCCACGACGCGGCGGTCGACTTGCCGACGCGGTGGCCGGACCGGACGGAAATACGGCGCTCGCCGCGCGCCAGCGCGTTCAGAAATTCTTCCTGCCATTTATCGGGTTCTGCGCCCCAGACTTCCCGCACCATGCGCACCGGATCGGTGCGGTAAAGCAACTGAAACTGGTCGAAGGGGTTTTCCTGCGGCATTGTAGTGCAAAATTACCACAGTTTTTTAAAATCTGTGGTAATGTAACCACAAGTTGTTCGCCTCTCACCGACAATTTGCGACTACAACCGACCCGCTTGACGAAGATGGCCTGCAGGCAGCGGTGGGACAGGCTATTGACGACGCCATCCTGTACGTTGACGGCCAACTCAGCCTGATTCGCTCGCTGGCCACGGATTATTACCGTGGCCAGCCCTTCGGTAACGAGATGGAAGGCCGGTCGCGCGTGGTTTCGCGGGATGTGGCCGACGTGGTGGGCTTCATTCTGCCGCAATTGATGACCATTTTCTTTGGTTCGGAGACTCTTGCGGAATTCGTGCCGGTGGGTCCTGAAGACGTGCCGTTCGCCGAGCAGGCGACCGATTACGTAAAGTACATCATCAACAACGACAACCAGGGATTCCTGCTTTTCTACGAAGTCTTTAAGGATGCGCTGGTGCGCAAGACCGGCATCACCAAAACCTGGTGGAATACCGAAGAAACCGAGCAGACTTTCACTTATTCCGGCCTCGATCAGCCCACCGCGATGATCCTGCAGCAGGCTGAGCCGGATGTGGCTCTTTTACCACAGTCCGACGGGACGATTGCCGGTAAGGTGACGCGGCGGGTGCCGGCCAATAAGGTGGCCGTGGTTTCGGTGCCGCCCGAAGAGTTTCTGTGTTCGCGCAACGCAGTCTCGCTGGAGACAGCCGATCTGGTGGCGCACCGCCAGGAGTTAACGACATCCGAACTGCGGGCGCTGGGGTTCACCGAAGACGAGATCAAAGAGGCAGGCACGGACTGGTCGCTTGATTACAACATGGAGCGGATCGCCCGCCAGGTCACCCAAACCATATATCCCGAAACCCCGCTCAATCCATCGCTGCTGCGCCATCTTTATGTAGAGGCTTACGTCCGGGTGGACAGGGATGACAGCGGCGTGGCTGAACTGCGGCGCCTCTGCTGTCTCGGGCCTGGTCACAAAATCATTCGCAACGATCCCTGCGACGAACAGCCGTTTCAGGTGTTCTGCCCGGACCCGGAGCCGCACACGCTGATCGGTAATTCGGTGGCCGATCAGGTCATGGATATCCAGTTAATGAAGAGTCAGATCCTGCGGCTGACGCTGGATTCACTCGCCCTCGCCATCGTGCCGCGCTTCGGCGTGGTCGACCAGCAGGTGAATATCGAGGACGTTTTGAATACGGCGCTCGGTGCGCCGATCAGAATGAAAGCGCCTGGCATGGTCACTCCCTTCACCGTGCCTTTTGTGGGGCAGGCCGCTTTTCCTGTGCTGTCCTATATGGATGACGTTCGCGAGGATCGCACCGGCGTTTCCAAGGCGAGTCAGGGTCTGAACGCGGACGCACTGCAGTCTTCCACAAAAGCGGCGGTTACCGCTACAGTAACCGCCGCGCAGCGCAAGATCGAGTTGCTGGCCCGTATCTTTGCCGAAACCGGCATGAAGCCGCTGTTCAAGCAGATCCTCAAATTAATCGTCACCCACCAGGACAAACCGCGCATTATCCGCCTGCGCAATCAGTTCGTATCCATGGACCCCCGGGTCTGGAACAGCGACATGGACGTGACCATCAACGTAGGCCTCGGCGGCGGCACGGCAGAGGACCGGATTGACGCTCTGAACGGGATTGCGCAGAAGCAGGAAATGATCCTGCAGACTTACGGGCCGCAGAACCCGCTGGTTTCCATGGCGCAGTATTCGACCACCCTGCGCAAGGCCGTGGAACTGGCCGGATACCGGGATTCCTCCATGTTTTTCTCGCCAGTGCCGGCTGGCTGGCAACCGCCGCAGGCCCCCGGTCAGCCCCAGCAGTCGCCACAGGAACAGGCGGCCATGATTCTGGCGCAGGCGCAGCAGCAGCAAATCATGGCCAACATCCAGATCGAAAATCAAAAACTGGCGCTGCAGGCGGCCACTGTGCGCATGAACGACGAACGTGAGCGGGAGAAACAGGCCTCGGACGAGCGCGTTGCGCTGGCGGAAATTCAGGCCAAATACAGCGCCAACATGGCAGGCGTACAGGTCGACATCAATAAGAATCTGCACGACATCAGGCTGCAGGAACAACAGCAGTTCGCCGACAACCATCTGGCCTTGCAGGATCAGCAGCAGAAGCGGGTGCAGTCGGTTATGGATCAGCAACAGTCCCAGGCTGAACTGGCGCAACAGGCGCAGCAGCACCAGGCCGAGATGGCGCAGCAGGCGCAACAGGCGCAACAGGCGCAGCAGCAGCCGGCGCAGCCTGAGCAGGGGGCCGGTCAGTGACGCCCGAACAACGAATAGAGCGGGCCGAACAGGCCAGGGAACTCACGAAGAATCCATTGCTGGTTGAAGCTCTGGATTCACTTGAGACCGAAGCTGTCGATAACTGGAAGCATTCCAAGGCCGGGGATGAAGAAGGCCGGGAACTGGCCTGGCTCAGATATAAGGCGGTTACCGCTCTCCGCAGCCAGCTAATGAGTGTGGTTGACGACGGCAAATGGGCCGAAGCCGACAAAAAAAGAGCCAGTTTGTAAGTAGAAAGTTATGAGTACAGAAGCAGCCAACGCCGGACAAGCAGACGCCTCCGGAACACTTACTCTCGACGAAGCCGCTGACGTTTTTCATACTATGCTGATGCCCGAAGAAAAGGGTAAATCGGCAGAGGAAGATACCAAAGCGGCAATTGAAGGGGACGACGACCCCGACGACGCTGACGAGCCATCCACTTCGCAGGATGACGAAGAAGGCGAAACGCAGGAAGAAGGCTCTGAGGACGAAGAAGAGAGCGCGCCGGAACTCCACACCGTAAAGGTCAACGGAGAAGAACAGCGCGTCTCGCTGGAAGATCTCAAAGCCGGATATCAGCGTAACGAAGACTACACGCGCAAGACCATGGCTCTGGCGGAACAGCGTAAAGCTGCCGAAGCCGACCATAGCGCCGTGCGCGCGGAGCGTGAACACTACGCCGCCATGCTCGGACAACTGCAGCAGCAGATCCGGCAGGCGGAACCGCAAATCGACTGGGAGCAACTGAAACTGACCGATCCGCAGCAGTGGATGGTCATGAAGGTGGAACAACAGGACCGGGAACGGGCCATGGCTGGTCTGCAGGCAGAACAGGAGCGTGTCAACGCTCAGATGGAGCAGACCAGGGCGCAGCAGCAAAACGAAGTGCTGCGGGCCGAAGAGACGAAATTGCTGGAAGCCATTCCGGAGTGGAAAGACCCGGAAAAGGCCAAAGCCGGCAAGGCCGCTCTCCTCAAGGCGGGCCAGAGCTACGGCTACTCCACGAAGGAGTTGGCCGGAGTTACTGACTCGCGGGCTGTCGTGATCCTGAAAAAGGCCGTGGCGTACGACGAGTTGATGGCGAAAAAGGCCAACCTCAAGCCGGATTCACGGGAACCCAGCACGAGGCCGGCGCGGCCCGGTGCCACCCCCCAGAAGGTAAACGGAGTAGTGAAGGCGAGTCAGCGTCTTGCGAAGTCGGGCAGCGTGGAAGACGCTGCGGATTATTTCTTTCACGCCACCAAAGGAGGCTGACGTGTCGCTTATCCCTAATACCTTCACGACCTTTACCGCTATCGGTAACCGTGAAGACCTCGCCAACGCGATTTACAATATCTCGCCCACTGAAACGCCGTTTATGAACAGCGTCGGTCGCGACTCGTGCAGTTCCACTCTTACTGAGTGGCAGACTGATGCTCTTGCCGCCGCTGCCTCCAATGCGCAACTGCAGGGCGATGACATCAGCGCTTACGATCCGGTAACTCCCACCGTCAGGGTTTCCAATCGCACCCAGATCTCGCGCAAAACCGCTATCGTTTCCGGCACTCAGGACGCCGTTGACAAAGCGGGGCGCCCCGGTAAAGAAATGTCGTATCAGTTGGCCAAAAAGGCCAAGGAACTGAAGCGCGACATGGAATTCAATATGGTCGGTCTCAATCAGGCCGGCGCCCCGGGTAACGCAACGACCGCTCCCCTGCTCGCTTCCCTGCCGGTATGGATCAAGACCAATACCGATCTGGGCGCGACCGGCGCGAATTCGACTTACGTATCAGGAACGCCCACCCCGGCGCGCGTCGATGGTACCCAGCGCGCTTTCACTGAGACCATCCTGAAGAACGTACTTTCGCTGTGTTTCCAGAGCGGCGCGGAGCCGACCATTCTCATGGTGGGAGCGGCCCAGAAGGCCGTGGTCTCGGGTTTCTCCGGCGTGGCCACCCGCTTTCGCGATGTAAACTCGCGCTCGCAGGCGCAGATCATTGGCGCCGCCGATGTTTATGTTGGCGATTTCGCCACGCTGAACGTGGTGCCCAACCGCTTCCAGCGTAATCGCGACGCCATCCTGGTCGACACCAAAATGGCGAAGACATCCTATCTTCGCTCCTTTGAAACCATTCCCCTGGCCAAGACCGGTGACACCACCAAGATGCTGATCCAGGCCGAATTCACGCTCAAGGTTTTGAACGAGGCGGCTTTTGGTTTAGCCGCCGACTTACTGTAATCCTCCGCAAACCTGGGGACGGCTGGCCATTGGCCGTCCCCGTTTTTTTCAGCCAAATGCACAGCCAGATTTTCAGTTACGACCCGGAAACCGATATCACCGAGATCTTCCACTGGGACCCGGCCACCGGGGTTGCGGTTATCGAAACCCGCCAGCCCATCGAAGAACTGCTCGATTCCAACCAGTCGGCCTACGCCTCCGCGAGCCGGCAGACACCGTACAGAGACGGCATCGGTGGCCAGGTGGCGGCCATTCCGTCAACCGTCTTTGCGCAGCTTCAGGCGTCCGGAATCGCCGACGACGAAAAAGCGTTTAAGAAATTCCTGAACGACGCCGACAACCGCAAACTGCGCACGAGGCCGGGGATGCTCTGATGCCGTTCACCAGCTTTACGGAACTGGTTTCCTCGATTCAGGACACGCTGAACCGCGCCGACCTGACGCCGGTCGCGCCGGATTTTATTGTCCTCGCCGAGTCGGAACTCAACCGCCGCCTGCATACGCAGAACATGATTACGCGCGACGACGCTTTTGTGATCGACGCCCAGTATGTACCGCTGCCCGCCGACTTTCTGTCCATGCGGAGTATTCGCATCACGAGCGTTTCGCCCACGCAAAAACTGATGTATCGTACGCCGAATCAAATGGCGGACTGGATGACCTGTCACAACGACAACGCCGGCAGGCCAACCTATTTCACAATTGCCGGCGGTTCCCTCGAAGTGGAGCGGGCTCCCGACATGGCTTACACGGCGGAGATTTCTTACTACTCAAAGATTCCCCCGCTTACCTCAGACAACCCCAGTAACTGGCTGCTGGAGAATCACCCTGATGCCTACCTCTACGGGGCATTACTGCAGTCGGCGCCTTATCTCAAAGACGACGACCGCATCCAGGTCTGGCAGAACCTCTACCAAAACATCATTCAGGAAATTACCGGGCAGGACCAGGAAGCCGCTTACAGCGGCGGAACTATGGCCGCCAGCATAAGGAGCATCGGATGAAGACCTTTTTTATCGGTTTAGCCATGATCTGCATGGCGCTGGCGCAATCGAAGACGCCGGTGGTTTATAAATCGTCGGATTTCTCGACGTCACTGGGAATGGAACCGCAGGCGGTTCCGACTGTTCGGACCATCATATTTACCGGCACCAGCCGGCTGCAGCCGGGTTCGTGGATTTCCTGCGGATCGAATGGCCGCATTATCACCCTTTTGGATGGCAACGGAATTATGCTGCTCAACGGAATTTCGATAGCCAGCAATTCGGTAATGAGTCTGGGGCCGTTTGCGGGGGCTGTCTTTCCCAAATCAATGAGCATCGTCGCTTCCGCCGCAGGCTGTTTCTATCACATCAACGTGGGGCAGTAGGCGAAATGGCCGACACAAACACCACCAATCTGCAACTGGTCAAGCCTGAAGTCGGCGCGTCCTCAGATACCTGGGGAACCAAACTGAACGCGGATTTTGACGTTATCGACGCACTGTTCAACGCTTCGGCAGCCGTGCTGGTGGCGAACGGTGGCACCGGAGCCGTCAATGCGCCTACTGCCAGAGCCAACCTCGGCTGCGGCGATATAGCCACCCAGAACGCGGAGGCGGTGGTCATCACGGGCGGCAATATCGACGGAACCGTTATCGGGCAGAACAATCCCGCCGATGTTCACTGCACCCGGGTCATCTTTCCGGATTCCACCACACAGGGTTCAGCGGCGGTGTCGTACACGACGGGAAGTTTACACACCGCTGCGTCAGTTACTCTCACCGCCACCTATCAGCAGTTAACCGTCTATGCGGATGCATCGGCGGGGAATCTCACCGTGACGCTCTATGCTGCGACGGGAAATTTAGGTCGTATTGTGCGGCTTAAAAAGATGGACACCTCGACGAATACGGTAACCGTGAACAGCGCCGGTGGCGCGATTGACGGCATATCCACTTTCGTTATTTACCACCAGTACGATGCGCTTTTGTTTATTAACGACGGCACGGACTGGTGGATTCAGTAAGGAGCCGATGAATGGCGTACCTGCAGGGACGAGTTAAGAAAAGCCAGACCTTCAAGGCATCCGGCACCTTCACACCTTCGCCCGCCTTACTGCAGGCGGGTTGGGTGGATGTGCTGCTGGTGGGTGGCGGCGGCGGCGGATCGGGACACTCCAATTCCGGTAGTTACGGTGGAGGGGGCGGCGGTGGTTCTGTCGTAACGGCGACGGTGAATATCACCGGGGCAGTTACAGTCACGATTGCCGGAGGCGGTGCTCCAGGCACCCCTGGGAACAATGGTGGTACTTCCAGTTTCGGAAGTCTGGTAACTGCTGCCGGTGGCCAGGGCGGAGGGCAATTGGTGCTCGGGAGCAATCCGCAATATCAAATAGGCGGTTCATCCGGTGCCAGTACAGCAATATCCGGTCCTGCAAGTACAAATCCAAGCGGTGGCGCGGGTGCCGGTGGCAGCAGTACAGCACAATCGGGCGGACCTGGATTGTACGGGTATGGCGGCGGCGGCGGCTCTTCCGGCGCGGGAGGTTCCTGCGGGGCCGGCAATGGCACCTCTCAATATAGCGCCGGAGGAAACGGGCAAGCCAATACCGGAGGCGGCGGCGGCGGCGGTTTTTACAACACCTGGGCAGGTGGCACGGGCGGCTCCGGTATCTGCATAGTTACCTGGTGGGAATAAATGCTGATCGAGTTGGATATCCCGCCCGGCGTGTACCGCAACGGAACGCAATACCAAACCCTCGGCAGGTGGTGGGACGCCTCGCTGGTGCGCTGGTACGAGGGCACCATTCAGCCGGTAGGCGGCTGGATGAAACCAGCCAGTACCATCCCCCAACTGCAGGGCGCGGCGCGGCAGATGTTCTCATGGCGGGATAACACCCAGAACCGCTGGATGGCCATCGGGACTCATTCCAATTTGTATGTGTACAACGGCGGTTCGATCTACGACATCACTCCCGCCGGTCTCACTGTGGGGCGCGAGGATGCCTTCTACGGCGCAGGTTACGGTTTCGGGCCGTATAACGCCGGTCTGTATGGAGCGCCGCCGGCTAATCCTCCGACACTCGACGCCACCACCTGGTCGTTCGATAACTGGGGCCAGTATCTGGTCGGCTGTTCCACTGGAGACGGGAACCTCTATCAGTGGAATATCAACGTGCAGGGACCGGCGCAGCTTATCGCCAACGCACCCACCAAATGCGTGGGCACACTCGTTTCCACCGAACGCTTCCAGTTTGCGCTGGGCGCCAATGGCGATCCCCGTAACATCATGTGGTCGGACGAGGGCGACAACACTACCTGGACTCCGGACACGCTCAATCTGGCAGGCGATCTGAAAGTGCAGTCGCAGGGCCGGATACGCTGCGGGCACCGGTTCCGCGCCGAAATCGTCGTTTGGACTGACACTGACGTCCACTCTGTCTACTTCATGGGGCCGCCGCTGGTGTACGGCATTCGCCGCGTCGGCTCCTGGTGCGGAGCTATCAGTTCCAATGCGGTGGCCATTCTGGATTCCGGCGCGGTCTGGATGTCCGGCACCGGCTTTTTCCTGTACGACGGCGGCACCGTCAGTCCTCTGCAGTGCGATATCGCCGATTACCTGATCGGAAACATCAACCTCATCCAGATCTCCAAAATTTACGCGGCGCAGAACGCCAAATTTCGCGAAGTGTGGTGGTTTTACCCCTCGCTGAACTCGGATGAGAACGACAGTTACGTGGTGTGGAATTACCTGGAGAATCACTGGTCAATCGGCAAACTGGTGCGCCTCTGCTGGGAGGATACCGGGGTCTTCAATTATCCGATGGCTGTCGATGATAGCGGGAACCTGTATGAGCAGGAATACGGCTGGACCGCAGACGGTCAGCCGCTTACCAGTCAGCGTTATGCCAAATCCGGACCCACCCAGATCGGCGCTTCCGGCGACCGGGTTATGTCGGTTAATCAACTGGTGCCGGACGAAGCCACCCTCGGCCAGGTGAGTTTCGAGATGCGCACCAAACTGACACCGGAAGGACCGGAGACTACATGGGGGCCGTACAACGCCGCTGAGTACACCGACGTGCGCGTTACCGGGCGTCAGGCGTCTCTCGACGTTTACGGTGCGGCTGACGCCAACTGGCGGCTGGGCCGGGTGCGCATGGACACCATCCAGGGAGGCCGCAGATGACCAGGGGGATCTCACAGTGAACCTGCCGGTGCAGACAGGCCGTTATAACCGCGCCCGCGAGGCCATGCGCAGTCACATTATCGAGGAATCGGGCGGGACCAATGTCGGTGCGGCCTCCGGATCTTACGCGGTTGATGTTGCCGGCGATGTGAATGTCTCGGGCGGTTATTACATCAACGGCGTTCCCATCTCCACCGGGGCGCAGACGCCGTGGAGTTCGGACATCAACGCCGCGACCCACAACCTGACCAACGTGGGGCTACTCGGCGTGGGAACCACCACGCCGGCGTTCCCGGTGGACGTCAACGGCGATATCAACTGTACCGGCACCTTCCGCGTTAACGGAGCGCCGTTCTCACCCGGAGTTCCTACCTCGCGGCAGATTATTGCAGGCGCAGGCCTGGGCGGCGGTGGCGATCTGACAGCGGACGTGACGCTCACCGCAAACGTGGTAACTGTGTTTGGCCGAACCGGGCCGGTCATTGCGACAGCCGGCGATTACACGGCAGCGCAGGTCACCAACGCGGTTTCGACGATTGGTTCTTACCCCAATCCGGCGTGGATCACCTCTCTGGCATGGTCGAAGATCACCGGCGCTCCCGCCGCTTACGTTCTTCCGGCGGCAACTGTTTCACTGCTGGGCGGCGTGAAGATCGGCTCCGGCGTTAACGTCGCTGCTGACGGAACGATTTCAGTTACTCCCGGCGCGTATACATTGCCGCCTGCAAGCGCTGCTGTGCTGGGCGGTGTGAAGATTGGGGCCAACGTCAGCGTGGGAGCGGACGGCACGATCAGCGTCGCCGCGCCCGGTACCGGACCGGCAGGTCCGCAAGGTCCAACTGGCCCACAGGGACCGGCGGGGCCGGTCGTTCCGGCGACCGCAACCGTACTCGGCGGGGTAAAGATCGGCGCGAACATCTCGGTCGCAGGTGACGGGACGATTTCGGTTGCAGCACCGGGTGCCGGCTCGCAAACGCCGTGGACCAGCGATATCAACGCGGCGGGGCACAACCTGTCGAATGCCGGCAAGGTCGGCATCGGCACGACTAGTCCGGTGCAGGCGCTGCATGTTATAGGCGCAGGGCAGACCACACCATCGGTGACTTTTGACGCTCCCGCAACTGCAACCGTGGGAACTTCCGCCGATGTACAGATCGCCATGGGCACAGCAGCTGCAAGCCCCTGGGCGGCATGGCTGCAATCCCGGCAATCGGGAAACAGTGCCTGGGGCATGGCGCTTAACCCAATGGGCGGCAACGTCGGCATCGGCAACATCGCCCCCGCCTATCCGCTGGACGTAACCGGCGACATCCACTGCACCGGCAGCGTGCGCACGCAGACCATCGCGGCGGGCGCGGCGACACTGAGTCTAAATACGAACGCCGTAACGCGCCTCGCCATCGACACAGCGGGCCACGTCACGATCAACGCGCCAGACGATTCAGGCTACGCCTTGACAGCGAACAATATGCGGACAAATTCGTGGGTTGAGGCAGGAATCACCGGGGCCAACGGTTTTTACTGTAATGCTTACTGGAACGGATCAAACCAGGTTTACCGGAGTAACGGCGCGGCCATATGGATTGCTGCGTCCTCAAGCTCGGTACCCACCGCCATTTTCGCCGCCCCGGTCGGCACGGCGGGCGCAAACGTGCCACTTACTCAAATGCTGACCTTCGCCGCGCCGAATCACGTAGGCGTATTACAGAGTTCACCGGCCTATGCACTGGATGTAACTGGCGACATCAATTGCACCGGAGTCTTTCGTGTGAATGGCACACCGATAGCAACGGGCGGCGCGCAGACACCATGGGCGTCGGATATCGACGCGGCTGGGCACAAGTTGAATAACATCGTGCAACTCGGCGGTCCCGGAACTGCTGGTGTAGTTATTCTGCTGCCCCAGGTTGGCAACGCGGATGAATCAAAACTGGTTAATTCCGCAGTGATGATGGAACTGGGTTCAGCGGGTGGGTCAATCGTGTTCAGAGTAAAAGGCAGTGACGGCGTGACGCGGCAGGCAAGTCTATCGATCAGTTAGGAGACTTATGGCAGACAACATTCTCATTTCCCGCTACCTCACGCGGCCTATCGTGCGGCAGCGCAACTCGATCACGCTGGCGTCGTGGTCCGCCTACGAAACCGCAACGGCGATCCCCGACACGCCCGACGACGCATGGGTGCGCGTGCGCGTGCTGGCTGAGAATATCCCGCTTTCGCTGGAGTTTTACACCACGCAAACGCTGACGTACTTCGTCCAGGACCCGACGACGGTAACCAACATTCTCCAGTTCATCTCGGAGGACAACGACGACCCGACCGAAGTCTCGCTGGCTGCGCAGAACGACTCGATCATTTCGGCCTTCGCTCAGCGGTACGCGGACACGACGATCAACCAGCAGCAGGTGGATGCGTGGCGCACACGCAACGGCATCACCGTGAAAGGCAAGCCATGACGGAACGCGAACCGGAAACAACCGAAAACGGCAACCGCAAGCTGCCGTCAAAGGCGGCGTCGGACACGGACGCCTTCCCGCTCGACGACGCGCTGATTCGGCTGCTCGAAGACTACCGGCTGCAGGCAGCTGTCATCAGTGCGCAGGAAAGCGGCGCGCTCACGCTGTTTGTAAGACAGCACGATCTCAAAGGCAAGTGGCAACTGGCGCAGGACCGGCGGGAACTGGTGCGAACGCCGGAATAAGGAGGTTGAAGCATGTTTGGATTTAATGCGTCCGGGCAGTGGGTAAATTTCGACGAGACCAGTAACACTCAAACGAACCAGACCCAGAACGCGCAGCAAGCCACCACGATTAACGACCCGGCCCTTCAGCAGGCTGCGGACCAGAACCTCGGCTTCGGCATGAATGCCGCCGCTAACTGGAATCCGACGCTGGCAACCGCTCCGGCGGGGTTCACGCCGGACCAGATTACCGCAATGAATACCGCCCGGGGGCTCGCCGTCGGCGGGCAGGGCAGTAACGCGATTGATGAGGGCCTGTGGGGCGCGAATAACGCCGTCAGCTATCAGCCGCAGAATGTCACCGGATCAACTTACGATCCATCGCAGATGGCGTCTCAGGGATATAACGCATCAACCCTCGGGGGTGCGTCCGGTTATCAGGCGTCACAGGCCGGCCCGGTAGCAGCTGCAGCCGCTCAGGGATACAATGCCTCGCAGTTAGGGCAGGCACAGGGATATACGGCGGCTTCCGGAACAGCTGACCAGCAGAACCGCGCCAACATCCAGAACGTGGGAGTGCAGTCCGCTGCTTCGCAGCTTCCTTCCTACCTGCAGGCCTTCGATCCCAGTTATCAGACCAACGTCATCAATGCTTCGATGAACGATCTGGACCGGGCGCGGCAACTGACGCAGCAAAGCAACGCCGCGCAGGCGGCGCAGGCCGGCGCTTTTGGCGACTCCCGCGAGGGCGTAATGGACGCTCAGACCAACGACGATTATCTCCGTCAGGTGGCCAGTCTCAGCGCCAACGAGCGGCAGAGCGGATTCAACACGGCCCTCAGTGCCCTGCAGGGCGACACCTCGAATCAACTGCAGTCGCAACTCGCCAATCAGCAGGCTGATATCGGAGTTTCGGCCAACAACGCGGGCTATCAGAATCAGTTCGGGCTCGCCAATCTGAATGCGCAGAACACCGCCCTTCAGTACGGCGCCGGCGCGCAGAATCAGTTCTCGCAACTGAACCAGCAGGCCACCAATCAGGCGCTGCAGTTCCAGGCCGACGCCGCCAATCAGGCCTCGCAGCAGGCGGCTGGATTGCAGGCTTCCACCAACCTCGCCAACGCGGCGGCGCAGAACGCGGCAGGCCAGTTCAATGCCACCCAGAACAATCAATACGGCCTCGCCAATCAGAGTGCGCTCAATCAGGCCGGACAATACAACTCGCAACTCGGTTTCAACACCGCGCAGAACAACCAGCAGGCGCTGAATCAGGGAGCGCAATACAACGCCGGCAATCTGCAGCAGGCAAACCTGGCCAATCAGCAGGCGGGTCTTGCGGGGCAGAACGTAAACCTGAATGCGGCGAATTCGCTGTACCAGGGTGGCCAGACCCAGCAAAACATGGGCATGAACAACTACGGCATGCTCAACAGCATCGGTAATCAACAGCAGGCATATAACCAGGCCTACCAGAATACCTACGACGCCAATCAGGCTTTGATAAACAATGCCCCTCTGGTGCAACTTGGCATCGGGCAAAGCGCCGTCAGCAACACTCCGTACACCACGGCGGGGACCAGCAGCGGCACGCAAACCGGCACCAGCAATACACAGACGCAGGGCAGCCAGAGTACCTACAATGCCAGCGGTGGTTTCAGCCTTTCCGACATTCGGCTGAAGACTGACATCAAGCCGATGACCGGAACGAAGCCTGTTGTCTCAATGCCGGTAACGAGGAGAACTATGATTGGCCGACCTGTAGCCGTAAGAACTCCGGTTGGACCGGCGGTCGCGACGCCGGTCATCAGAAGCACTTCGCTGGGCCTGCCGGAAGTCAGCAAACCCGCTGTCGCCGATCCCATGAAGGCCGTGCATAAACTTAAGCCGGTTACCTTCCGCTGGAAAGGCACGGGTCAGCCGGATGCGGGATTTTCTGCACAAAATATCGAAGAGGCTCATCCCGCCGCCGCCAGGCAACTGCCAAACGGCCTCAAGGGTTATTCGCTTCCTGCCGTGGTCGGACTGCTTACAGCCGGCCTGCAGCACCTCGATAAAAAGGTCTCAAAGAAGCAGGGCCTGCTCGAAGCGGGAGCGGCGGCGTAATGGGACTGCTCGATATGTTCGCCCGCAAGCCGCAGGATCCGGATGCCTGGTATAACAGCATCAACCCGGGCCTGCTGTCTCAGATGACGGGGATGGACAGCTCGTCCGATCCCACCTACGGGCTGCTCAACAGCCAGAACACGGCCTATCAGCAGAACTACCCGGCGGGGCCGCAGGATCTCACCTCCGCAGTTCCGGGAAGACCGGATATACCGCAGGTCGGTTCGCCACCGCCTGACTCAAGCGGAGGCGCACCCGCGCCTGACCAGAGCGCGCCACTCCCTCCCGCTCAAAACGGACCACCCCCGCCAGTGCAGCCGCTGCCTTCGCTGGCGCCGAATGCTCCCGTCATGCAGACGCCCGCAATGCCCACCTCAGGGCCGGAACAACTCACCGACCAGCAGCGGAAGTATCTGGCCAAGACGTATAAGGAAGCGGTCGGCAACAAGTTCATGGACGTTCTGCTTGCGCCGCCCGGGCAGCAGCCCTCCATGCTCGACAAGATGGCGAAGTACAACCAGGTTGTCACCGAAACTCTGGCGAATCAGCAGGTGGCGAATCAGCGTCCGCTGCTGAACGAATTCAGGGACAAGATGATTGCCGCCGGCGGCGATCAGGAGAAGATGAAGCAACTGGTCGGCACTTATGCTCCGGTGATCGGCGCGCAGGCCGCCGATCAAATGTCGCAGACCATAATGCGACTGTTTCCGCAAAACGAGGCCTTTGGGTCACCCTTTGCAATGAAGGACCCGAAGACAGGGCAAACTGTTCAGGGTGTGATGACAAAGAGGGGGCAGGCCATTCCTACCGGGGCGTTGGTGGCGCCCGATCTGTTTGATGCGCCGGACGGGACTATTATGGACCGCCACGATCCGTCCTTCAAGATTGATGCCGGGTCCCCCGAGATGCAGGCATACAAATACAACCTGGCCCATGGGAAAACTCCCATGGAGTCGTTCACCCTGGTTAAGGAAGCGGGCAAAGCCGATCCAAAGACAACCGCGCCGAAAATCTTCACGTCCGGTAACGTTCTGATGCAGCAGATGCCGGACGGCACCATTAAGCCGTTGGTGGACCCAGGCACCGGGAAGCCGCTGGCCAAAGCTGCAACGGCACAGGGGCCGGTGATAAACCTGTCGCCGGATGCTCAACAGATGCTCGCGCAACAGGCTCTTAGTGGTGGCCCGGTACCTTCGTTTGGCATGCGCGGTGGAGCGACTATAGCTGATATTTACAACAAAGCTGCGACAATGCAACCCGGCGCCGATCTCGCCGGGGCGAAGATGGACTTCGCGGCGAATAAAGCTACGATCAGTAATCTCCAGAAGCAACAGGCTGTAGTGACTGCTTTCGAGAACACTGCATCAAAGAACCTCGATCTTGCGAACTCGCTTTCCGCGAAGGTGGACCGCACAGGGTCTCCGGTGATTAACCGCTACCTTCTCCAACTCAAGGGGCAGTACGCTGGCGACACCGACACCCAGTTGCTGAACAACGCGGTTGAAACGGCTGCCTCGGAATACGCCAAGGTCATGTCCGGCGGCATGGGCAATATAGCCGTAACCGATTCAGCGCGGCAGCATGCCAGGGAAATGCTCTCATCCGCAATGAGTAAAGGCACGCTGTCCCAGGCCGTTGCGCTGATGAAGCAGGAAATGGGCAATCGCAACGCCGGCTACAACGATGAAATGGCGGCGCTCAGAGCGGGCAGGGTTCCGCAGCAGGGACCGCCGGCACCTGGTGGTACCCAATCAGGCGGTCGGGTTGTTCCGATAGTTCAGCAGAGCCCGTCAACGAAAGCATTTCGATATTCCATGGATGGAGGTAAAACATGGCAACCGGGCCGACCACCGCTCCAGCAGTAAATGACTGGCAGACTGTCAGCGGCCCCGATGACTGGCAAACCGTCAGCGGGCCTGGTGACTGGCAGACTGTCACCGCAACGCAGCCGCAGCCCGGTGCCTCGAAGCCCGGTTTCATGGATTCCTTTCTGCAGGGCATCAACCCGCTGAACTCCATCCCGGCGGCGGTGAAAGGTGCATGGGACAGTCTCACTCCAGCCGCAGTCGAAGGCACCAACGCGCTTAACTCCATTACTCCCGCAGAATGGGCAGCGCATCAACAATCGCTGCAGTCGCGCCGCGCTCAGATTGCCGGGGGCGCCACTCAGCCTGGCATAAAGCCGGGATTGCCTGATTTTCCGGATGCGCCATCCACTGGCGCCACGGCAGGCCAGTTGGCGGCGACTGGAGTCAACACGGCGGCACTGGGCCTTCTCGCAGAAGGTGCATTGCGTGGATACGGTGCGCTTCCAAGCACCGTGCGAGCCGCTGGCAACTTCGACAAGGTGATGGCTGCCGCCGCCAATGAGCCTATCAATGTCGGCCCGGCGGGTGATGCTGCATTGCGAGCGCAGCAACTCGCCGATGCGGGAGCAACCCGGCCAAAGATTGTGGGTAACTTTCTGAAGGCCGTGACTGATCCGAATGCGCCGCCGATGACCTACGCTGAGGGGCGCGATTTCGCGAGTAATGCTGGTCGCCTGTCTGCCACTGAAAGACAGGCAGCCAATCCCCCGATGCAGCGGCAGGTGTCGATCCTGGCAAGGGCGCTCAACGACGCCAACGAGGAGGCGGCGAATCGCGCCGGGGTTGGCAATGAGTACCGTGCGGCAATGGCCGAATACCGAAAGGCACAGCAGTTAAAGAGCGCAGCGCAGATCGGCGGCAAAATTATCGGCGGCGGTCTGCTCGGCTACGGCCTGTTGAATCAGGGCAAAAGCTATTTGAAAGGACTGCTCGAACCATGAAGAAAAACGACGTCGAAAACGAACATCCGAAAACACACGTGTCGAAGGTGGAAGACGATCCGCGCTACAAGGCCATGGTCGAATTCGTGAAATGGAGCTACGACCGGTCGCGCTTCAACGACCACGAAATCCGCATGCGAACAACGAATTTGCTGCGGGAGATCGGGGAAATGGAATGAGCCTGTTCACCGACCTCTACACCACGCTCAAGCAGCAACCGGGCGACGACCAAATCGGCGGCAACGTGCCGCTGAGTGTGGCCGCCGGTCAGGGAAGCGGCAGCAGCGCTGGCGGTGCCGGCATAATGCAGCAGCCCGCCAGCGCAGCGGGTTCGTCTTTCTCTTCGCAGTACATGCCGAAAATCGGCGGGTTCACAAGTGGCAGCGGCTTCAGCATGCCGAGACCGCAGGCTCCCGCCATGCCGCAAATGAACGCGCCGCCGCAGCCGTCCAACCTCGGGTTCAGGCCAACTCCGACGCCGCCGCCAACTATGGCGCAGCCGCAGAATATAGTGCCGCAGAACCTGGGGCCGCAAGTGCCGGGGGCACCCGTTACGCCGATTCCGCAGGGGGCGCCGCTGATGGCGCAGCAGGCTATTTCGAATCCATACCAGCAGCGAGGGTTGCTTCAGCAATAAGAGAAATCAAAGGCTCGAAAGAGCGCTCAAGGGCATCATTTCATCCCCAAATAATTTCACCGCGCAGGCAGGTTAAATTGATTTGTCCTTACAGTCCACTCAGGCCCGTGCGAACAATTACGAAGGCTAAAACATCGAAAACATTCAGGGTTTTCAATGATTTTCCCATTGACACGGCCTGAGTTTCGGCATTAGGATTCATGCACAGGCAGTTTGGACTCGTAAAAGTCTCTGCCGTGAACCGACAGATCTTTCACACCGCAAAAATAGATCTGCGGACTCCAAAAAGGAATTAAGCGAGTGTGTATGCGACTCCCACTAAACACCGGGCAGGGCGAAGCTCTGCGCATTTTTCGGAATGATTGCCATAAATTGCGCTGTCGGCAGGACGATGCGGCAATAAAGCGCTCTCTTGAAGTATGGCGAAGCCTCGCCATGGCGGCCAGAACCATTCGGGAAAATGTTCCACCCTGCCAGGAGCGCTCAACTGCATTTTCATTTCTCAGCGAGATCGGAAACCTGTGCAGCGAGGCGATTGTGGAGGAAGCGTCCAATGGTCAATGAAGTCGCGGTAAGAGACGCGCCGCAGCAGCAGTCCAATGCTGACCTGATGGCGGTGATTTCGCGGGCGGCTGCAGACCCCTCTGTCGATATTTCAAAGATGGAGCGTCTGGTTGCGCTGAAAATGCAACTGGACCACGACGAGCGCGAGCGGCTGTTCTCCGGTGCCCTGGGCCGCGTGCAGGCGCTCATTCCTCCCATCGGCAAACATGGACGCACCGACAAGGCGACCTACGCCAAACTGGAGGACATCGACAGAGCCATCCGGCCTCTATATGCGGCGGAAGGATTCTCGCTGACCTTCAACACCGACTTTCAGGAAGGCCGGGTTCTGATGACCGCCAAACTGCGGCACCGGGACGGGCACTTCGAAGAGAAGTTCCTGACGCTGCCGGTAGACACCGGCGCGGGCCGCAATGCTATTCAGGCGGTCGGTTCCACCGTCTCCTACGGACGTCGGCATCTGACGAAGATGCTTTTCAATATCGTCGAGACCGACGAGGACGACGACGGCAGGGGCGTGCCGCTGAAAGTCTCCATTGAGCAGGCGAAATACCTGGAGGAACTACTGGAAGATCTCGGCGGTGATCGGCAGAAGTTTCTCGACTGGCTGAAGGTCGGCAACTTCACCGACATCAGCGAGACCGACTACGGCAAGGCGGAAAAGTTCCTGGCCAGAAAGCGCGACGAAAAAGCCAAAGCCGGGAGCCAGAAATGAAGCCCCTGTCTGAGGTCAGAACCGCGCGCGATGTCATCGAAAGAGCCGCCGACATCGCGGCGCGATTCGACCATGCCGATCCCATTCAGGTTTGGTACTGCGCTCCCATGGAGAACCGCCTTCTGTGGGCGCTTTGCGGCGCCGCCTACCCGGGCTCGACCAGCCACTGGAATGACTTCAGGGCGGCGTGGTGGGCGGACCACCTGCGCATTCGCGGGATGGATGTCGAAGTACAGGCCATCGTGCGCAAGTACCTGGACGAGCCGCCTCTGGATTCACGCTACCTGCTGCTGGACCCGCGCTACCGGCTGATCCAGTCAGCCGATCTGGCGGACCTGCTGCGCTCCTGCGTGGTGGCAGCGCAATGATCGTGCATGGTTGCCTTCAGCAAGGAAGCAGGGAGTGGCTTCAGGCGAGATGCGGCATTCCCACAAGTTCCGAGTTCGGGCGGATCGTTACTCCCGGCGGCGCGCTCTCCAAATCCGCTGACGGGTATATGCACGACCTGCTGGCGGAACGCATGCTTGACGAACCCCTGGTGCGAGCCGTTTCGATGGCCATGCAAAGAGGCTCGGAGCATGAAGCCGAAGCCGTCGCGTATTACGAAATGGAGCGCTCCGTCGACACCGTGACAGTCGGCTTCATTACCAACGACGAAGGCACCATCGGCGCCTCTCCGGATCGGCTGGTGGGTGATGACGGCCTGCTGGAAATCAAAGTGCCGAGCCCCGGCACCCATGTCAGTTACCTGCTTAACGCCACCGGCGCCGGCGATTACTACAAGGCGCAAACGCAGGGTCAACTCTGGGTCACCGGGCGCGCATGGGTCGACATTATGTCCTACAATCCGGGCCTTCCCGAGGCCCTCGTGCGGTTCGAACGCGACGAGGAATACATCGGGAAACTCGCTGCTGCAGTTACTGAGTTCTCTTCCCGCCTCGAATCCTTTACCGCGATGTTCCGCGAGCGCGGCTGGATTACGGTGCAGAAAGAACCGCCGGCGGAACGGCCCGACGAGCCCAGGCTGTGGCTGACCGACGAAGACCTCGAATGGGCGCTCACGCGATCTATCGAAATCCACCAAAAGCAGGCGACCGGACAATGAACCTTTTGAGTTTAGACCCGGGCACCACCCAGACGGCTTGGATCCAATGGGACGGGCAGCGCATTGTGCGCATGGGCATGACCAGTAACGAGGGTGTGATCTCGATCTGCCGCCTGCACGACTCCACCAGGAATACGACCCTGGCTATCGAGCAGATTGCCTGTTACGGGATGCCGGTCGGCGCCGAAGTATTTGAGACCGCCGTTTGGAGCGGGCGCTTCATCCAGGCCTGCGAGCATAGCCGGATCATGCGCATCCCGCGCAAAGAGATTTGTCTGCACCTGTGCGGTTCGCCGCGCGCGAAGGACGGCAATATCCGCCAGGCACTGATCGACCGGCTGGGGCCACAGGGGACGAAGAAACACCCGGGTGCTACGTATGGCGTGTCGAAACACCTGTGGGCGGCCCTCGCAGTAGCCTTAACCGCCAGCGACCGCCTGCGGGGCGAAGTGGTTGCAGTGGAAACGCCGGCGCGTTATCCGGCGTCAGTGGAAGTCAATTAAATGCCGGTGGGGGTGAGCTTCGTCGCTTACATTGGCCGCCGAAAGCACAACAGCAGGCCGGAGGCTAAAAGGCGCGCGGCAAAGGCCGCAAGAGCCGCGTACTGGCAGCGGTACAAAGAGGTCGGCAGGCTCAGGAGGTTTGACAGGACTGTGCCGACGACCCCGTGGAAGGGCCTCACGCTGTACCGGTTGTGCGAGGTGGTCGGGCTGAAGCTCAGCGCTCAGTCCACGCTGGATCCGGAGGCGCTGTATCGCCTCACGGGCAAGTGCAGTACAGACAGGAGGTAAATCGGTCGGGTAAAGGTGTTACGCAGCGGGCGGGATCTGGTAAAGGGAAAGGGTACCGTGAGAATTTCATCGACTAAAAAGAATCGGGATTACGACGAAGGAATAGAGCGGCATTACACCGTGCAGCAGGTGGCCTTTCGGTGGAACGTTGCGGTACGCACCATCAGGAGGTTGTTCGAGAACGAGCCGGATGTGATGCGCATTTGCCTTCCCCGGCAACTCGGGTCCAGCCAAAACCAGCGGGGAACACTTCGCATTCCTGAGTCGGCAGTACAGCGGGTCCACGATTACCTGAGCATGCCTACGGGACAGGTGGAACCACCGGAAGAAGCGGAGCAGCCCAGGGAAGCGGCACCGCCGAAAGCGAAGAGGAAGCGCGGACGTCCGCGCAAGGCTACGCCTGCGCTGTCCGACGCGGCACCGGTTTCAGAAGAACCGGAGTTCGGGGATGCCCGAAGCGAAGACGCGCTGTAAGCTCGTCGAGCAAATCCTGATGCTTATCGAGATGATGCAAATAATGCCGTTCGGTCACCGCAATCGACGAGTGACCCAACAATTTTTGGATGTGGCGAACATCTCCGCCTTCGGAAAGCATGGCTACTGCGAACGTGTCCCTGAACCGGTGGGGATGCAGGTCTTTCACGCCGGCGATCTCGCCGAGTCTTCCGATCACGTTGCGGAGGGTCTCACAAAGACTTTTGAGAGTGCCGTCGCCCGACCAGAAAAAAAACTGCGGATTGGAAGCGGGCAACGCCAGCAGCAGTTTCACGGTCTCTTCCGGCAGTTTGACTTTAATCGAAGTCCTTCCCTGGGATTTGAGAGGTTTCACGGTCAGGTGTCCGGTTGCCGGGTTCAGCGCGCTCCGTCGCAGCGCAGCCACGTCACTGATGCGCAAACCGGAGTGCAGGAGCAAAGAGATCAAAGCGTGAGCCCGCTGCCGCCCATAAACATTGCTTGGATTCATACCCTGACGGCTGACACCAAAACTGTCGCAGGCTTTAATGATGCGGGCTACTTCGTCCTCGTCAAGCGGAGGCGTGCAGAGTTCCTTCGCTGCCGGCTTTGGAACTCTCGCGGTCGGGTTGTGCGTGATCCAGCAGCGGGGCTCAGATGCGCACCAGGAGAAGAACGATCTGATGATCGTAAGCTCAGTAGCCCAACTGCCCGGGGCCAGATGTTTCCGCTGGATGCTTCGAAAGTTGCTGATGTCATCCTCATTGATGGCGCTCATAGGAATGCTGCCGGCGGCTTCGACAAATGGCCGCGTCAATTTTTTATAACTGTCGATGGTGTTGGCGGCCAGACCGATGTCAGGATTTTCAAGATGGGTATGCCAAAGAGTCATGGCAGCTGCGACGGTCAGGCCAACTTTGACACGACGGTCGACGCCCCGGAGAAGATCCTGCACCTTGCGGTTCGCCACTGCAATCTCGCTGGTCTCAAGGCTGTGGCGGATGGGTTCGTTGGCACTATTGACGCGGCCTCTTACCCAGATCGTGCACTGGCAAAGGCCGCCCTTGTCACGACCGGTGCGCAGGCATTCCCGCGAGTGGCGACGGTAGGTTATCAGGTTTGTGGAAGGCTTCATTACCTTCACAATATCATGATAGGTACACAAAGCGAGTACACGGCCTGCGAGAATATCCAAAACACCAATGTTTTATGGGGTGAGTCGATTCGTCCAATAAACCCAAGACTATTGAAAACGTTGATTTTAAAGGACAGACAAGTGGCCCAAGTGTCCTCAAAAGGCCCAAATACCCCCTCTGTGTACACGCGTGTACGAATGTTTTATGCCAAGTGTTTACTACAACGAATTCGATCCAAAGGCGGCGGCATGGCTGCGCGAACTGATGGAAGGTGGCTTGATTCCGGCGGGGGATGTCGATGAGCGTTCAATTATTGATGTTCGAGCAGCCGACCTCGCCGGATACACCCAGTGCCATTTCTTCGCCGGGATCGGCGGATGGTCTTACGCCCTGCGCCTCGCCGGATGGCCGGATGACCGTGCCGTCTGGACCGCAAGCTGCCCGTGCCAGCCGTTCAGCGTCGCCGGAAAACAGGAAGGCCACACGGATACCCGCGACCTTTGGCCTGCGTTTTGGCGCATCGCATCCGAGCGACATCCTGACCGAATCTTTGGGGAACAGGTTGCGAACTCTGTTGGATTCGGCTGGATCGACCGTGTACGCGCAGACGTGGAGAAGGAAGCGTACGCTCTCGGGATTGCGGTTCTGGGAGCACACAGCGCGGGAGCGCCCCACATCAGACAGCGGCTGTACTGGGTGGCCAACGCCGAACACGCCCAGCGGAGGCCCGAATACCCGCAGTACGCCGACGCATACGGGCGGAATGGATCTGGAGGGCGCGGCGCACCTGGTTGGCTGGCCGAGTCCATGCACGCCGAACGGCGGCCGCTCAATGGCACCGGAAAAGATGGATGCGACGGGGCGCACGGCGGACGGCAGGAAGCATGCGGCGTCACTGGAGCATGCGGCGAAGTTTGCGGGCTGGGCGACACCAACTGTTCGGGATCACAAGGATGGAGCGTCCGACCTGACCAATACTCCAATCAATGGATTGCTGGGGAGGCAGGTCAGTCTAACGGGGTGGGGAACGCCGACGTGCCAGGACGCGCAACACTACGGGATTTCGGAGTCGGAGAAATCCAGAGATCCGAAGAACCTGCGTATACAGGTGCATGGAGCGATTTCGACCGGCTCCCCTGCACCGACGGAAAAACGCGGCTCACTCAACCCGGCCTTCAGCCGCTGGCTAATGGGGTTCCCGCCAGAATGGTGCGACTGCGCGGTTACGGCAATGCAATCGTTCCGCAAACTGCCGCGCTCTTTATCCGCGCGTGTCTCGCGGAGGACTGAATGAAGCTCTTTTGCCGGCATCTCCGGGTGACCTTCCCTCAGACCGCATACGGCGACAAGACCGCCCACGTCACCTGCCTGGACTGCGGCGACGAATTCGATTACGACTGGCAGACGATGGAGATCGGCCAGAGAAGAGAACCAATTCAAAAAGGAGAAACCCATGTTTGTGATCCGCCTGATACGCAGAACTGACAGCACTAAAACCGACTACGACGGCAAGTACCTGATCGACTTCGACCCGGGGCTGCTCAACGAGAAGGACGAGGAAGACCCCTTCGTGCATCTGGTCGTCACCGACGCTCCGAAGGACGCGCGGAAATTCGAAAACGAAATCGACGCCTGGAATTTCTACCTCGACAAACCGCTCAGCGCTTTCGCGGTAGACCTGCTGGAGGTCGAAGCCGAAACACCGAAGGCGGAAGAGCCAGAGACAAAAGAGCCAGAGGCAGAAGCGCCGGAGACAAAGGAACCGGAGGTAAAAGAGCCGGAAGCAATAGCACCGGAGGCGGAACATGTTTGAGGACGACGCCCGCGCGTCCGATATCGGCACTATGGGCCGCTGTCCGCGCTGCAACCGGCGGATCTGGATTGAGTCCGGCTGCTCGCCGCTGTGCAGTTCCTGCGACGACTTCAGCGACTACGACACCGAAAGAGAGCCGGAGCCCCCGGCGGCTGCAGGAGACGAGGCATGATCGACCACCTGATAACCCGCCGTGTGGACAGCACCTGCCGGATGCCGCCGGCGCATCCGGTGGGCGAGGAGTGCCATATCGTCGGGACCACCTGCTGGTGCGAAATACATTGCCCGCATTGCCATCCCCCGCCCCAGCCAAAGAAGCCGAAGCCCGAGAAATCTGAGAGTCTTTTTTGATTGCGATGCAAAGGAATAACGGACATGTTCGTCGAGTTCACAGCCAGCGAAGTCGCGGCCTACTGCCGCGTCCGGGTTCCCGGCCTCAAAAAGATCGGCGCCGAATGGCGCGGCCCCTGTCCGGTGCATGGCGGCAAAGACCCTAATTTTGCCGTGGATCCGCAGACCGGGATGGCCATGTGCCACAGCCGGTGCGGTCGGGGATTCGACATCATTTCGCTGGAAATGGCCCTCCGGCGGGTTGAGTTCGTACCCGCCAAACTCGAAGTCTTTCGCATAGTCGGCAGGCCTGAGCCGCAGTGGGAAGACCTCAGTTTTGAGGCCACCTACGATTACACCGACGCCGACGGTAATCTGCTCTACCAGGTTGTGCGCAAACCCGGCAAGGTGTTCATGCAGCGCAGGTGGCTGGACGGCAGATGGTCGTGGGCCCTGGGCGACACACCGCGAGTTCCGTTTCGCCTGCCGGAATTACTGGCCTGCAAAACAGTAGTCGCGGTTGTCGAAGGCGAGAAGTGCGCAGTAAACATGGTCCGCGCCGGCTGGGTGGCAACTACAAATTCCGGCGGGGCTTGCAACTTCAAACCGGAACTGGTGCCGCATTTCGCCGGCAAGCACGTCGCCGTGTTCGGTGACAATGACGACAAAGGCAGGCAGCATGTCGACCTCGTGGCGAGGCTCCTCGCGCCAGTGGCGGCCAGTCTGAAGATTGTGGAGATTCCCGACCTGCCGGAAAAGGGGGATGTATCTGACTTCCTGGCCCGGGGCGGTACCGGCCTCGATCTGCGCAACCTGTATCGCGCAGCGCCTGAGTGGACGCCTGAGGTGAAACCAGAGACTCCGCTGGTGCATGAGAACGACCGCTACCTCCGCACCTTCGGCGACGAACTGCGCGCCGCCGGCGGATTTGAAGGCTTCTGGAAATCGCTGGACATCGAAGGCCTGCCTACTCCCTTTCCGCCGCTGACCCGCAAGCTGGGCGGAATGCGCAAAGGCGAGGTCTACATACTGGCGGCCCGCACCGGCCAGGGTAAGACTTCGCTGGTTTTGCAGTTCGCCGATGCCGCGCTGACCTCGCGCACCGGCGTTCTCTTGTTTTCGATGGAAATGGGACACCGTGACGCCTTCCAGCGCCTGGCGGCGCAGCGGGCCAGGGTGGATTTGTCGCACTTCCGGCATCTGCGGCGAACCGGTCTCGACTCCCCGCTGCTCTGGGAGATGACAATGGCGCTGCGGGAGGCGACTGAGACTTACGCCCAGTCGTCTTTATTCGTTTCCACCAAGTCTGCGGTTACCCCGGAATTTCTGCATATCGAATCCATGCGCGTGCGGGAGCGCAGCCAGGTCGGTCTGGTGGTAGTCGACCACATGCAACTTATGGGCGGCGATCCGAAACTTCGATCCGAATACGAGAAGTTTACGGCAATTAGCCGAATTACCAAACAAATCGCAGTCAACCTCGATGTACCGCTCATCCTCGTAAGCCAGGTTAACCGCAGCAATGCGGAGCGCAGGGGAACTGAACTGGAAATGACTGATCTTCGATCCTCGGGCGCCCTCGAAGAGGACGCCGCCGCCGTCCTGCTGCTCTATTACGACAAGGACGACGTGAAAGAAGCCGAGCGCGATCCCACCGGCGAACGCATAAAACGCGGCCCTATCAGTACGTGGTTAAAACTGGCCAAAAACCGCTATGGCTGCAGCGGCACTTACGAGAAGCTGGTGCACATGAAAGCAATTACGCGGTTCGATATGAGCCAGCAGG